GAAGGAGTTCATGCGCAACCCACTTTGGGATATGGCACTGGGCGCACACTTCAACTTGGACGGTAAGTTGTTTATCGCACAGACAATGCCAGACCGCGTGACGATGTCTGACCGTTACGGCTTTCCGGTGTTGCAGATCATGCATCGTCATGGGCATTACCGGTTCACGGTGCTGAATGACCCCAAGTTCTTTTACATGAGCAATGCCACAGTCTTGGCCGATAGTTCAAACAAGCGATATCTGCTTGCGCGTCTGGCTGACAAGAAGTCAGGTGTTCGCAAGAAGACGATGCGCGAGTCCATCATGAATGTGATTCGTAGCATCGAGGAACGCGCAGGGTATGCCGACATCCTGAAGTTCATGCTCAACCGTTACACCATGAAGTTACATCCCATCCTGTCATCGTCCGATTACGAGATCGACCTGAAGGCACAGGAGTGGGCGCTGCTTCTGGCGTATGGGCACAAGACGCTAGTCGAAGTACCGAGCGATGTACGTCCTATATTAGATCTAGCCGTGACGCGCCATCGAGAAAAGCACACCCGGTACGATGCGTTTGTTGCGGAGGCGACAGACTTTTTCAGCCGGGACAAATGGGTGGCGACGTACATCGCCGGGTACGGTTACATCTGTGCCAAGATTGATTGCAGAGAACTGGTCTCTTTCTGCAAGACCCGCGCCAAAACAAGTTTTGTTGACCTGCAACCAGACAAGATCAAGTTTGTTGCTCAGTCATGCCACTACGCAAACTCCGCAGACATGCCTGACCCGGTGCGCCGGGAGTTGTTCGCTGCGTTGTCGATGGCGAAGACAAACTTGCCGGAGGGCATGATCAAGTCTTACGTTGATCCAGACAAGTTAATGCCAGACTCAGGCAACGAACAGTTTGTCTTACAAGATCGTATAGGAGCAATGATGTACAAAGAAGGCTCGACTACTTGGGTTATGGTGGAAGCATGACGCCCGAAGGCAAAGTCAAAGCAAGAGTTAAGCAAATTCTAAAAGAAGTAAGTGCGTACTACGTGATGCCTGCCACAGGAGGGTTTGGTAATTCTGGCGCACCTGATTTTTTAATTTGTAAAGATGGGAAATTCTATGGTATAGAGTGTAAAGCAAGAGGCAACCAACCCACGGCACTACAGTTGTCTCACCTGACCAAAATCAGGGAATGTGGTGGTGTCGCATTAGTAATTGACGAAACAAACGTAGAGACCCTACGCAAGGAGTTAAATCATGGCTAAGAAGCAGACTAAGACGCAGCGTATTAACGCGCTCGTAGCATCCAACCCGGAACTGTCAGTCAAAGAAATTGCTAAACGACTGAACGTAACTCCGAACCTTGTACATCAGGTAAAGTGGAAAACGAAGAAGAACTCTGAGTTTGTAGATAAAGTATTTGCGAAGTGGAAGGAAACAAGAAAGCCGTCGAACATTGTGGAAGCATCACGCATGAGCAGTGCGGACTTGGCTCAGGTACTTGCCAAACCCAAATTGCGGTTGGCCTCTGCGGAATCTGATCCTGTCAACCATCCCCCGCACTACAAGACGGGTGGCATCGAGACCATCGACTTCATCGAGGCGAAGGATCTGAACTACCGTCTGGGTAACGTCATCAAGTACGTCGCTCGTGCCGAGAAGAAAGGCAACCCCATCGAAGATCTGAAAAAAGCACGTTGGTATCTGGATCGCGAGATCGCTATCCGGGAGAGAGCATGATGTCTGTCATTCTTCAGCGTTCACTAGCCGCGCTAAAGGCTACAGGCGCTAAGTACATCATCGTCATGCCAGACGGTACGGTGCACACACAGGGCGATTTAAAATTAGCTAGTGAAGAAAAGCCCAAGCGTAAACGTTGCGTAGACCATCCATACGGCACTATCACTGCTTACTACATGCCGTACATCAACGATCTAGAGCCGGGAAACATAGTAGAAATTCCGTTTGATAGATTCAAACCGGAAGTTTTGATCAGTGGAATATCGTCTCGTGCTGTCACTTGGTGGGGCAAAGGGAGCGTGGTCACTGCGCAAAATAAACAGAAGAAAGTTGTTGAAGTTATGAGGGTGGTGTAATGAACCCAATACAGTTTGGCAGAGAAAGGTTCAGCAAGATCTTCTGGGACATGGTGGACGAAAAGGTCTACGACCTGCCATGGCAAGACATCGAGGACATGATTGCGAACAGGCAGGAGTATCGCCGCAACGCTGAATACAACACTGGGTCTTTGGGTGCAAGCGATGCTGCTGAGTTATACCGTTTAGTGAAGTTCTTCAAACCTGCCACGATTGCTGAAGTGGGTACATTCATTGGCGTATCTACGATGGCAATGCGCATGGCTGACAGAACAGTGTGCATCGATACGTGTGACATGTCGAATAACATTCCTAACTTATTTGAGCATACCAACGGCATGGTGACGTACTTTCCAAAGACTTCCTCAACAGAGATGTTCAAGCAGTTGGCAGGGGAAGACGATCCCGGCGTAGACATGCTTTACATTGATGGTCGGCTTCAGCAAGAAGACTTTCAATACTTTCCGAAGATCATCCACGACCGAACTATCTTTGTGTTCGACGACTTTGAAGGCATCGAAAAGGGCGTGGTCAATGCAATGATGTTGGAGTCACCAAATCGTGTGCTGATCTACCCACGCGAGGGCAAAAAAACTGCTGTGTCGCTTCCATATACGATGCTTCAATTCGTGCCGCAGGAAATGACATGACCGAAGTCATAACGCCAGTCTTTATGCTCGTTAATAAAGACTATCAGAGAATGCTAAAGAACAAGGGGGACGTTGAACAGTTTCGTTCTTGCATCATGCAGATGGCTAAACTTATGCAGGATGGTGGAGTGCCGTTCACTGTACATGACGATATGTTCGTGTGGTTTCGCAGCATGTTTTGGATGCAAGATTCAAAGTTTGTAAACGCAATGCAAGAGTTTGAGTCTGACCCTGTACTACGCGCTAGATCGTGGCGTATCTATAACCTGTGTTGGGCGTTGTCACAGGCCGCGCACGTTGACGGAGACGTTGTAGACGTAGGGTGCTACGAAGCCAAGAGCACTCGCGTGTTTTGTAACTACAACAAAGACTTGCTGATGGGTAAAAATTTGTATCTGTTTGACTACTTTGACGCGCCAGACGGCGACCACAAAAAGGCGAATCACGGAGCGCAATTAGCGAAGAAAGTCAAAAAACTGATGCAGGATTTTTGTCCAGTGGTTTGCGAAGGTGACGTTATGAAAACGATTCCAAAACACCTACCTGACGAAATCTGTTTTGCGCACATTGATTTAAACGGACACGAAGCCGAAGCGCACGTGATGCCTGAGATTTACGAGCGTTTGGCAAAGGGCGGGATGATTTTGTTTGATGATTATGGGTTCGCTCGGTATAAAAAATCTGGCATAGCGCATCAAAGATTCTTACAAGATAGACCAGAAAACATTTTGGAATTGCCAACTGGTCAAGGTCTAATGATTAAACTGTCAGAATAAAACGGGGTGACAAAATGATTAGATGGATACTAGATCTTTTCAAAAGAGCCGACGAGTTTCGTGAACGCGAGTGGCGGCGAGTGCCGCCCCCGACATGGGGAGCAAAGCGTAGCGGGAGGGATTACTGGTGACTGATAACAGCGAAAAACCCAAGACTCAAACTCTCATAGATATGGCTAAACATGTTTATGACGTTGGGTTTAAAGCCGCAGAGGAACGCAAATACGACGATGCCATAAAATATTTGGAAAATCTGAATGGCGTAATTCCGGTACTCGTAGCCTCGTTACTACAAGCAGGACGCTGCCACTGGGAAATGCACAGATGGGAACCCGCGAGAAAGTATTTTGACGCAGCGTTACGCCTTGAACCACACAATGACGACATTGCATGGACAATAGGACTTCTTGCTTTGCAAATGGGCGACTTCAAAGCCGGTTGGCAGGGATATGAACGGCGGTGGGGCAGCAAAACATTTAAGTCACCAAAATTACATACTAAACATCCGCAGTGGGAACAAGGTCTTGGATTAAAACATCCTATTATTTGGGCAGAGCAGGGTGTTGGCGATCAGATTCTTTACGGGTCACTCATAGAAGCCGTTGCCAAAGAGTGTGAACACGTAACAGTGATGGTTGATCTGCGTTTGGTAGGACTGTTTGAACGTGGATGCAAAGCCAAGAACATCACGTTTTTGTCACACATGGGACGGGTCAAGATGAAGGATCATGATTCGCATATCCCCATCGCCTCGTTGAGTAGATTTTTTATAAATAGTATCCGCGATATCGAACCGACCCGCAGCGAGTGTTACATCAAAGCTGATCCGGATCGAGTGGCGTACTGGCGTAGACAACTAAATCTTCCGGAACGGACGCGGATAATCGGTCTGTCGTGGGCAAGTACCGCCCCGCAGATTGGAGAACATAAGTCTGTTGGGTTGGAAGGGTTTAGGTCGCTGTTTGATATCCCTAACACCGTATTCATCAATCTTCAGTATGGTGATCCGCAGAAGGAAGCCGAAGGGTTTCATCAGAACTTGATCACAACGCACGTGAGTACATTTCTTGATCTTGAGAACGTCGCTGCGCTCATGGAGTTGTGTGACGTAGTTGTGTCTCCATCGAACGCCAACGTGCATCTGGCCGCTGCGATGGGTAAGCCTGTCATGCTGCTCGATGCCAATAAGTTGTGGTACTGGAACAGTCGCAAGGGGTATCGCAGTCTGTGGTATCCCGAGGTCAGAATTTTTCAGCGCGAGAACATGAACGCACCGTGGGACTTGCAGGTGAAACAAGTCAAGGAAGAGTTAGAAGTTGCATACATGCTGAAGGATCGGACGTTCAACCACTTTGCTTTCTTCCACGTGGGAGACAACATCTCTCAGCCGCAGAAGATGGTGAAGTCTTTGCTCCGACACAATCCTGACGCATTCATCACAATGTATACGGACAAGGACACACCGGATGTGATGGGCATCACGCGACGGGTAGATAGTGCAGTTGATCGGGACAACCTGATGTATGCACGAGTCAAGGCATACGCCGAAACTTATGCGACTTCAGTTTTGCCGGTGATGTACTTGGATACGGATATGTTGGTGCAGGACAAGATCGTGGTGAAAGACTTGTTGGAGCAGCACAAGGACGTAGCGTTCTGCCGCAGATCGTTTGATCGTGACGCGATGTTTAACATCGAGCAGCGTGGGATCAAGTTCCCTGAATACGAAGGCAAGACGTTGAATCAGTTATATCCGTACGTGGGCTGTGCTGTGGTTGCCAAGAACCCACAGGTCTGGAAGGACTTACTTTCAATCTACGAAGGTTTGGACGAGAAGTTTAAACGTTGGTACGGCGACCAAGAAGCGTTGCGTATCTACGCTGAGAAGTATCCGGAGCGGGTTGCCGGCATTGATGAAGCCATATACGGCTGTTTGCCTGAACACAAACATGATGATGCCAAGATTCTGCACTTCAAAGGTGAAGCGCGGAAAAAACTTTTTGAGGTAGCGTGATGAAGATTTTTATTGGTTGGGATAGCCGCGAAGACATCGCGTATCAAGTTTGCAAACGTTCGCTTGAGAAGTACACATCCGTGCCGCTCGACATTCAGCCCATCAAGCAACAGGAAATGCGTGATAATAATTTGTATTGGCGTGAGCATGACCCGCTTTCATCTACAGAATTCTCATTTACTCGCTTCCTCGTACCGTATCTTGCAGGATACAAGGGGTGGGCAGTGTTTATGGACTGTGACTTTCTTTGGCGAGGGGATGTTGCAGGGTTGATGGACTACGCCAACCCGTACTATGGCGCGGTCGTGGTTAAGCATGACTACAAACCGAAAGAAACAACGAAGATGGATGGCAAAGCCCAACACCAGTATCCGCGCAAGAATTGGAGCAGCATGATCCTCTTTAACTGCGAGCATCTGCATATGAAGGCGGTGACGCCCGAAATGGTGAACCGTGAGAGCGGGATGTACCTACATCAACTACGGTTCTTGTGGGACGCTTGCATCGGTGAATTACCAATTGCATATAACTATTTAGAAGGGTGGCACACAAAGAATGACTGCCCAAATCCTGTCGCGGTTCACTTTACAAGGGGTGGACCGTGGTTCCGTGATTACGTAGACGTTGAATACGGCGATGAGTGGATGCGTATAGCAAAGGGGATTGAGAATGTCTGACATTGACGACAACGAAGAAGCATATCTTGAACTTCCTGAAGAACATGTAAAAAAGGTTGCTATGCCAAACACGGTATGGGCACATATTAGTGAAGATGGAAAACTTGCTGTGCTTCAGTGGGATATCATCGATATGTATGCAGTCGAGTTTGATGTACAGAAAAAACTAAAAAAAGAACCCGCACAAGCATATGTTATTTGTAAATTATTAACTTTAGTAAGAGACCAAGTACGGAAGGAGTGTTTAAATAATGAAACCAAGTCTTGAACAGCAAATTCGTGAAAAACTTCCTACGCTTGACTACAAAATCACAGACGATTTCATAGGCGTGTTTGACGGAGTGTTTCCTACGGAATACTGTAAGAAGTGGATTGACCACTTTGACAAGGTAGATGCGGCAGGAATGTCCTACTCCCGAGTGCAGGGTATGGATCGTCCGTCTCATATTAATAAAGATCAAGCGATAGATTTTCCAAACTGTTCTTTATATACAAACGATGAATTGCGTATTGAATGTGGCGACTTTAATAACGGATTTTGGCAAGTGTGCTACCCGTTGTATGTGGAAAAGTACTCAATACTTCAGACCGCAGATCAGCATAAAATTTATACGGTAAAAATTCAGAAAACAGTGCCGGGTGGGGGATACCACATATGGCATGCCGAAGACACGGCTAGGATCTATCGCGGTCGTTTACTGGTATTTACTTTGTACCTGAATGACATAGAAGACGGTGGCGAAACAGAGTTCTTGTATTTGAGCAAGCGAGTTCAGCCGAAGACTGGGCGTATGGTGATCTGGCCTGCTGGATTTACACATACCCATCGCGGTAATCCTCCGTTGAAAGGTGACAAGTACATCATTACAGGATGGGTAGAGTTCTAATGAGCAGGCCAAATGAATACGTCGTTGACCGCTTGAACGAACGGATCAGCGATTTAGAGAAAGAACTTGTGGTTGAGAAGTCCACGAAGACCGACATGATCGCGGCTGAAATCGTGTTAGCCGTGGTGTGTTTCTGCGCGGGCTGCGTGGTGGGAGCGGTATATTTATGACCATCGACGACAAGTCACCGCCCGGTTCATGGGCAACAGAAATGGAGCGGATGCCGTGGAAATATTCACAGCAAGTAAAAGTTGAAGAAGCATTAGCCTCGATACGCAGGGCCGGGTTTGTATTAGAAGCAAATCTTCTGGCTCAAGAAATTAATGTATTGAAGGCTGAACTGGAGGCGCTACGTGGAAACGGAAGATGACATTCTTGACATGATCCGTGCGCTGCCAGATGAAATAAACAACGCATCAACAACGACCGAGTTCAAGTTTTTAACAGTGGGTGGAGTGCTATGGGAGTGCTACCATGAAATTAAAAAGTTGCGCGAAGAGAACGAACAGTTAAAGCGAGGTAATAAACGTGGCGTTCGTAACCCTAGACTTTGAAACGTATTACGCAAAGGATTTCAGTCTTAGCAAGATGACAACGGAAGAGTACGTCAATGATCGTCGCTTTGAAGTTATTGGTGTTGGTATAAAGGTTGACGACGGTCCGGCGCGATGGCATTCACATGATGTAGAACAAGCATTACGCGATATCGACTGGAGCGACTCTGCTGTCCTCTGCCACAACACTATGTTCGATGCCGCTATCTTGGCGTTCAAGTACAAGATCATCCCGGCGTATTACTTTGATACGTTGTCTATGGCTCGTGCGAAGAATGGCGTAGACGCTGGTGGTTCTCTTGCATACCTCGCAGAAAAGTATCAACTGGGCGTAAAAGGCAAAGAAGTCCTCGATGCTGTGGGCAAAAGAAAGAGGGACTTCACGCCCGAAGAGTTAGAACAGTATGGCAAGTACTGTGTAAACGATGTAAACCTGACGTTCGCGCTGTTCCACAAGTTCATGTCGGACTATTTCCCTCAGTCAGAACTAGACTTGATAGACATGACGCTGCGAATGTACACGCAGCC